CATTTGGATCACAAGATACAATGGAAAAATATATGTCCACATGGTATCACATCGACAAGTATTACGAAGCCGGTGCAGATTTCATTGGAGAAAACATGATGCAGGCCAACCTACATAATTATAACTTACACGGAGATAATCTAGTGTATGTTAACATGAATAACCCATTCCCGCCTGGACCACATAACGGTTCTTGGCACTCATTGATTCGTGATGATTATGACAATTGGACCAAAGACAGTAAAACAACTTAACGGACATTCAGGTAGCGAAATCTACCTGATGGAAAAAGACAACATTCTATTCGTTCGTAAAGTCGGCAACACAAAGAGAAACCAAGAACGATTACAATATCTAAACGAACACGGTTTCTCTGTCCCTGCAATATACAACATTGACGGCGACACACTAGACATGGAATACATCCATGGCCTAGATATCAAAACATACCTCATTTCAAATAACACAAAGAACCTAAAATACTTCATAACGAGTACCTTGAAGTTCTTTGCTGCACAAGGTCAAGACAAAGACTACACGGAAACATACCACCAGAAGTTGTCCTGGTTGGACGATACGCATGGTTTCCCTTTCACCAAACAAGAACTGATAGACAAGTTACCGAAGATTCTACCGAGTTCACAGTATCATGGTGACATGACATTGGAGAACTTGATTGCAACCGAAAACGGTTTCTTCATGATTGATCCTGTGACAATCGAATACGACTCTTACATTTTCGACATTGCCAAGATGCGGCAAGACTTAGAATGTCGTTGGTTCCTCAGGAACGAGGACATTAGAATTGGTGCCAAACTCAGTAAGTTGCAACAAGAACTACTGAAAGAATTCCCTTTGGCCAACAATGATTACTTGTTGATTCTTATGTTGTTGAGGGTATACCTACATACAACAAAAGGTGATGACAACTACAACTTTATTATGAAAGAAATTAATAGATTATGGATATAATTGTACCTGCCGCTGGACTATCCACTCGTTTCCCTGGCATGAAACCGAAGTATTTGTTGTATAGTCACGACCATAGAATGATGCTCCACCAGGCATTGGCCGATTTGCACCGAGCAGGCCACAGATTGCATATTGGTGTATTGGAAGAACACGATATGAAATATAACGTGTATGAACAACTCACAACCGAATGGGGTGACAACTTCCTACTCCACACCCTTGAAGAACTAACAAGCGGACCAGCCGAAACTGTTTACCAATTACTGATTCGTTCAAAAATACCAGACGATGCACCATTTTTGGTCAGAGATTGTGATAGTTTTTTTGAACATACAGTTTCCGAAGGCAATTATGTTTGTTTCTCGGACATTGCAGACCACGAGGTTCTAACTCGTCTTGGATCCAAGAGTTTCATTGTGTCAAATGAACAAGGGACAATCACCAACATCGTGGAGAAGAAAGTTGTATCCAACAAGTTCTGTGTTGGTGCATACAAATTTGAATCTGCTGGTCAATACAAACAGTATTACGAAAAACTGTCTTCTGAGAAGGAAGTCTATGTTTCGGATGTCATTTCTGCAATGTTGCAAGACGGAATCATCTTCAACGAGAAAAAGGTCACCAATTATGTTGATGTTGGTACTGCAAAAGAGTGGTTTGAATACAACGACAAGCCAGTAATCTTCTGTGATATCGATGGCACTATTATTGCTGCACAAGGTCGAGTGGGTAACAATTCTTACGAGAATGCACCAAGAATACTACAAAACAATGTAAACCGTTTACTGGAAATGCAAGCCAAAGGTTGTGAACTCATCTTCACTACCGCCAGAGAGGCATGTTATCGTGATTTGACAAGAAGAACATTGGACAATTTAGGTTTCAGACACTACCGGTTGATTGATGATTTGCCGAATGCAAAACGAATAATCATCAATGATTATAACAACGCAAATCCATATCCAAGAGCAGAAGCAATCAATCTGTATCGTGATAGTGACAATTTGAGAGATTTTCTATGAGTATTATTCCAGACAAGAACCTATTCTTGGTTACTTCATGTGTCAATTCGGTAGAAACAACCTATTTCGACAATGAAATGAGGTTTCAACAGACATTGGTCACATTAGATTCGATCAACCACAAAGCACCAGGTTCTATTGTGGTGGTATCGGATGCATCGGTTATTCCATTGACAGAGTATCAAAAACAAGCAATAGGAAGTAGATGTAGTGTTTTACTCGATGTTTCCACTAGACCGGAAGTGCAACAAGCATCAAGAATTGGTGCAAAGAGTTATGCAGAGAACGCTTTGATGTTCGTGACACTTTCTGTACTGAAAGAACAACCATGGTTCAAGGAAGTGAAACGTGTGTTTAAGATTTCTGCCAGATCATGGATGGAAGAAGGTTTCAACCTGTCCGATTACGACAATATGTTCGGCAAGTATGTTTTCAAGAAAAGAATACCGACTTGGATGAATCCACAGATGGGTGGAACACACCTTTTGATCACCAGATTCTTTTCAATGTGTGCGTCCTTGGTGGACAATTATCTGGAAGTGTCGATTAAGAACCTAACAAAGTTGGATCGAATGGATGCAGAACATGCACACTTCATGAACATACCGGATGAGTATTTAGTTGAATTTGACAATTTGTATGTTTCGGGCTGGTTGGCCGGCAACGGAACCGTAGAAACTTACTGACTATGTATTGAACCGTAAGTTTACAAATGGAAACAACAGTTACATAAATAGTCTTATGTCAATCATAGTGTATTGCACTTTTCTATCGGAGATTTTATGAGTTCCATCCAACGCCAACTTTGGTTACAAGCAGCAGGTCTAACAGACAATTCAATTATTTTGGAAAAGAAAGAACAAATTACCCAAAAAGAAATTGATGATTACATAAAAAACCTAGAATGTGAACCTGGATGGTATGAAGGTGAAGACCACGATGAGTCTGGTGAACCTATGATTCACATCAAAGAAGAGGCCGCTGAGGAAACCAAAGGCAAGGTTTCATCCGACACCAAAGGTAAATTGCATGAGTTGTTGGTTGGTTACCATCTGAATGGCAAGAAACACATGGAAAAACATACCAACCGTGAAGGCGACTCACCAAAACAAGCACACGACAAACTCAAAAGTACAATTCATCCAGACGAATACAAGAAGATTGCAAATAGAGCAAAAGGTGCTGCCGATCATATTAGACACCACATTGAACAGGGTGGACACAAAATTCATAGCGTACACTGGACGTCCAAAAATGGTGACATCCACGCCAGCACAGGCATACATTCAGATCAAACACAAGATTCATCTGATATTGTTGTCAATACACACCACAACAAAAAACTGGTGCACCACGGCGTAAGTCTGAAAGTGTCAGACAATGCAAACAAACACGTTCCTGTTTCCAACTTGGGACAAAAATCTTTCCATGGTGCGGAAGAAGAAATGGTGAAACACAAAGAAAAATTACTTAGAAAATATCCTCACTTGAAACATGCGAAGAATGCTGCAACAAGAAAAGCCATGTTGAAGGCTGATCCTGAAATGAAGGCACATGTTACTTCAGAAAATAAAAGAACATTGGAACACATCGCCAAAAAATATCACGAACACTTAACAAGTCTACCAAAACACGAACTTGTGCATCACATTAAACACATTCTGCATTCACATGAAACACCAATGCAGAAACAAGGTCACAACCACATCAGACACACCACATACACCTCATCCAAAGGACACGGCCATATTGCAATTGTTCCTAGCGCACATCACGCTCACATTTACAATGATCCACACAGAATCGAAGTACACCACTCAGGAGGTTCAGTACACTTCAAACATAACGGAAAAACATTTGGTCGTGTAGCTTTGAAGTTGAGTACAGGAAGTGATCCAATGAGTTCTGTTAAAGGTTCTGGTCAAACAGCCGGCGATTAATATTATATAAATAATCTCATGGCAATCATAGTGTATTGCAAGTCTAAGGAAAAAAATGAGATCCTTCCTATCATTACTGAAAGAAGAAGCTGACGAGTCTAAGTTGAAACACATCACCCATGTGGAGGATCATCCCATCCATTCGGGTGCTGAAGGTTTCAAACACTCAGTTGACGTATTAAATCATGTGAGAAAACACATCAAAGCAGGTAAAAGTGATCCAACTTTAACCATGAAACATGATGGTTCTCCAAGTATCGTGTACGGTCACCACCCAGAAACGGGCAAATTCTTTGTTGCATCTAAGTCAGCATTCAATGTAAATCCAAAGATCAATTACAACGATGCCGACATTGAAAAGAACCATGGCCATGCACCTGGTCTTGTGTCTAAACTGAAAGATGCACTTCACCACCTACCAAAAGTTGCACCAAAGTCTGGTGTTTATCAAGGTGACATGATGTTTGGTCACGGCGATAAGACTGAACATGATGGTAGAGTTCACTTCAAACCAAACACAATCAACTATTCTGCACCTAAAGAATCAGAAGAAGGTAAGAAGATTCGTAAAGCCAAGATTGGTGTTTACACCCACACCCAATATCACGGTAAGACCTTGGCAGACATGAAGGCTGACTTCCATCCAGATTTGTCTGGTTTCAAACACCACGCAGATGTGTATCACAGAGAACCAGGTCACGATACATCCAAAGTTATGATGACCAAACATGATGAGGATCAATTTCATCATCATTTGGCAACTGCACAAGCATTGCACGACCTACACGGTAAACAAATGTATGCTGCAACAGAGCCACACCGTAATGCTGGTGGTCCAATCGAATCACACATCAACCAGACAATTAGAACAGGTGAAAAACCTAGTGTTAATGGATTGAAAAAATCAATTGAATCAAAATACGATAAAGATATTGCTAAAGTGAAGACGCCTGCTGCTATTGCAAGAAAAGAAGCAGAAAAGAAGGCGCATGTTGAACACATAGATAATAATGCACAACACTATGAGAACTTCTTTAAGATGCACCATCACCTACAACAGGCGAAGAATGCATTAGTTCATGTATTGGCCAGACACACTGGTGGTTTAGAACATACCGTTGGTGATGCACACGTTAAACCTGAAGGTTTCGTTGCAACACACAAAGGTCGTGTATCAAAACTAAATGATAGACAAGAATTCAATAGACTCAACTTTTTAGCAAGACCAAAATGAAATCCTTTTTACAGTTAAACGAAGAAAAACAAAAGTCGTTGGCTATGTTGTTTGGCCGCATGAATCCACCTACAGCTGGACATGAGGAAAACGTTGAGGGATTGAAAAAGATGGCAAAGCAAAATAATGCTGACCATCTTGTCGTTGCATCCCACTCACACGATGCCAAAAAGAATCCACTGGATCCAAAGACAAAACTGAAACACCTAAAACGTGCTTTCCCAGACACCAACATTACTACATCCAGTAAAGAACAACCAACCATCATGCACCAAGCGGCAGAAGCCCACAAAAAGGGTTATAACCACTTGATCATTGCTGGTGGCGGAGATCGTGTCAAAGAATATCACCACTTGTTGAACAAATACAATGGTGTAGAAGGTCGTCACGGTTATTACAAATTCCATAGAATTGAAGTTAAATCTACAGGCGAACGCAAAGCAGGTATCTCTGGCACCGATATGCGTAAACACGTTGAGAATGGTAACTTCAATGAATTCAGAAAACACCTACCATCACACATCAAGAAAGATCAAGGACATTCACTTGAGTTGTTCAAAGATGTTGGTAAAGGTATGGGTCTGCACGAATCTACTTACCATGGCAATCACAAAGCAATCTTTGTAACTGGTGGTCCAGGTTCAGGTAAAGATGTTGTTATTCGTGAATGTATTGCAGAACAACGCATTGTGGAATTGAACTTGCAACAAGTTACAGACATTTTGAATGACAAACACAAGTTGGCAATGCGTTCCATGAATCCAAAGATGGAAGCAGTTCGTCGTCGTGGTCCTTTGATCATTAACGGTCCTGCTGATGACCATGAACGCATCAGTCAAATCAAAGAAGAACTTGAAGAACTTGGTTACAAGACCATGATGGTTTTTGTGCAAACAACCAATGAAGTCAGTCAAGAGCGCAACACAATGTTGACTAGAATGATGACCGAATCCATTCGCCGTGATAAATGGGAAAAGGCCAATGCAAATAAAGATTTGTATGAATCTATGTTTAGCAACTTCGTTCAATTTGATAACAACGCAGACTTGGAAGACAAGATTGAAGACATTAGTGAAACATTCACTGCAACCAAAAACTTCATGGATGCAGGTTCAATCGTTCACACAGGCAACATTTTCTTGGACATTCTAGAAGCTAAGAAATCATCCAAAGACATTCAAAGATCAAATCTGAATGCCAAAGATTACCCCGGTTCTAAGTTGATCAAAGATAACAATGCACCCTCACAACAAATTGCACAGAAGATGGGCAAACAAGATGATGTTCGTGATGGTGATGTGAAGTCTAATAGTACCTATGCATTTAGAACTTATGCTGAATCGAATTTCAGCATGGATGCAGACAAAACAAGACGCATGAAACGTGGAGATAAGTCTCTTACTGGTGCAAAGGTTGGAACTCCAGACGGTCTCGGTTCAACATTCGATTCTAGAGCAACAACTGGTGCAGCCGGCGCAGGACTCGGTAACCAAACTTATAGTGAAGCACAAGAATTCAGCAATGATGATGTTGCAAACTTCAGTGCGAAACCAAGAGGTGTTAGTCCAAATCCACTAGGTGAAAAGAAGTCTTTCAAATCATTCATTAAAAAAGAAGCGATAGATAGTCCAGGTACAGATTCAGGTTTGGGTGGAACATTAGGTGGTGCTTCTAATAAAGAACCAATGGTGACACCATTAGAAAAATTCGGGCAATCAGGCATAACAATTAAAAAGAAACCAGGAGCAAAATAATGTTCACAAAATCAGGCGTATCAAAATCTGTAGTAGATGCAGTAACTTCAATTCTTCAAGAGGAAGAAAAGAAGAAGATGTTGTTGGAACCAGAAAAGAAGAAGGCAGAAGTTGCTGAGGATACTGAAAAGAAATCTTCCAATCCTTTCGACGTTCTGAAGGGCACATACAAGAGTCAATTGGCCAAGAAACCAGGTGAATTGACCGGACACGAACACAAGAAAACTACCACCGGTAATGTCTTCATGAAGAAATTCAAGAAGGACAAAGTGGAAGAAGAAGTTGCAGTGAATGAAATGGACTCACAAGGATACAAAGGCAGTCGTCATAACGATGATGAAGATGCCGGCAAAAAACAAATCCACTTAGGTCCAGAACATATGATGAAATCTAAGGATGCTGTCAAAAAAGCGGGTAAAACATTAAACAGAGTATTTGGTCAATCCCGCAAGAAAGACAAAGTGGAAGAATCAGTATCCGAATCACAATTGGATGAAATGATCAATGAAGTTTTGTCTAAAGATGCATCCGCAGGTGACTGGATTCACGACTTTGTTCACTCAGATAATCCAAAGTTCAAAGGTAAGTCCAAGGCAGAGCGCAAGAAACAAGCATTGGCTGCTTATTATGCAAAACAACGCAATGAATCTGTTGAACGTTTAGATGAACTAGGTGGAATCTCTACCATCTCCGATGAAGCATTGGCACCAGAGATGAAAACAACCGACACTCTAAGAGGCCGCGAAAAAGGTGGTAAAGACAATCAACACACAAGCACAAAAGTTAAGTTGAAGGCTGAAGAAGCACACGACGACGAAAAAGAAGATAAAGCATTGGTTAGGAAAATGGTTAAACCTTCTGCATTGAAAAAAGAAGGTAAGAGACCAGGTGACGAAGAAACATTTGCAACAAATGAAGAACATATGTCACCAATGAAATTGGCAAAAGACCTTGCTAAAAAATCATTCAGAAAGATTCGTCAAGAAACAATGATGGGTACAGCAGGTGCAACATCTGAGGAAAAGAAAGATGACTAAAGCAAAAGAAGTGGTTAAAGGTATCGTTAAAAACGCAGCACCCAAGGCCACCTTCGGAACAGACCCAAACGATCCCTGGTCCGCAAAGGCCGGGATCGACGAGAACGTAACCTCTCGTCGTGCTGCGTTGTTGAGCAAATTCTATAATTCAAAGGGATACAACATCGATTATGTCTCAAAGAATCAAAGAATCGCCCAATCCAAAAAGGGTGAATTTGACAAATGGAAAGCAGACCACGGCATATACGAAGAAGATGATATCAGTGAGGATTTGACAACTCACAGACCTATAGGTGCAGGAAATTTATTAAAACACAGAAGGGATAAATCCGACACACTGGAAAGAACCAAGGAATTTCACAAAGCTGCAAAATATGAAAGAATTAAAAAATATGCAAGAATACCGAACCAGAGAGAAATTCCATTGCCCCAAGGATCTATGAGAGAAGACAACATCAACGATCCACAATCTGCAACTCAAGCTCCATTTGACGCAGCAACTTGTCCAAATGACGTTGCACCTCCAAAGAAAACTAGAGCTGCAAAGATGGTCAAAGAAATCTATGCAAAACATAGACTGAAGGAAGACATGTATGATTGGGAAAAGGATGATAAGTCCACCAAACCATACGGTAAGGCACCAAAAGCACAAAAAGTTGATGGTGTGAACGAACTGGGTGATAAGAAACCTGCTGCTCGTATGGTGTTGACTGGTGGAAAAACTCTGACTGGTCAAACAAGAGATACTGTTGAGATTGATCCGATGATGAAAAACCGCAGTAAAACTCCAGACTATGCAAGTCAAGATCCCAAAAAACAAAAACCACAAGAACAATAAATAGGTAGATTACCTTTACACCGAGGAGACATAGAAATGCCAGCATGGTCAAATACAGATGCGCCAAACGCAAAACCAAAATGGGACGTTGAACGCCAAACAAGAGAAACATTACAATTCGGGGTTTTTGCAGGCAACACAGCCGGCCAAAACATGATCAGTATCGCCTATAATGACGGCGCACAAAACAACGTTGCAAACGTTGGTGTTGCTGTTGGCCAATACGTTTATTTCATGGCGAACGGATTCGGTGCACCAGGTGGCACCGCAGGCAATGGTTATCCAGGCTTCTTTGCATCAAACACACAAGTTTCTGCAATCAGCGGTAACACAATTACATTGGGTACAGCATTGTTTGGTGCAGTTACAACCTCATTTGGTGTTGAGTTCGATAAAGCAATTGTTTACAACACCGCCAAACCAGTTGAAACAACCTACAACCAAGACACAATTCTAGTTACACCATCTCGTATGGCTAATGCTACACAGCAAGTAGGTGACGTTAGTGCTGGTTGGGTACACATTCAAAAGAAAGTTAACAACGACAATACAGTTCGTTTCATCAAAGAAACATTGGTTGCTTTGGCAAACCCTGTTGCAGCCAACACAAATTCAGGAAACACAAGCTTCGGCCAAATGTTCACTGGAGTTTAATATCTCTTAGATTACATAATGTTTGAAGATTTGAATGAAGATAACTTGGTGATGTATGCAGTCAAATGTTATACGTCACCAAATTGTTTAATGTCAGAATTTGAGGGAGACCTTAAGCGCACCAAGTACCTAAAAAGACTTTTGCGTAGATATAAAGCAACCAAGACAATTAAAGAAAGATTGATACTTAACCATATCATACTTTTGAACAATGTTTTTGGTCCTGAAGCTCTGGCCAGAATTCTATTCTTTAGAACAGACGAAAAAGATTATGATGTGTTGAAAACTTTCCTTTTATTCTTGAATCTTCTTCCTGAAGTGGTGATGGGTATAAAAGGTAAGAACATTATCACAGATGAGATACCGGTAGACATGCACGTTGCAGAGATTTTGAGGAACATATGAAAACATTCAAACAACTCAGAGAAGGTTTTGCAGATGATCTTCTTGCATATTCCGAAGAAGTTAACAAACAAGCACAAGACGATGAGTACAGACGCAGGGTTGTTAAGTATCTGAAGAAAAAATACCAAAAAGAAGATGCAGTGACCGAGGCAAACAAGCACTCCGTAATTGGTAGAATTCAAAGAGGAAACGAACTGAAAAGTAAAGTGGACTCCTCATTCAAAGATATTGGTGATGCACAAAGAGCAGGCGACAGTGCAGCAGGCAGTAAGGCTTTCAGAAAGCACGAACGTTATGCTAACTTAGAACGACCAGGCACTTGGACTAAAAGCGTAGAAGAAGGCATTGCTGACACTATCAAAAAGGGCGTTAAAAAGGGTGTTAAAAATGTCAAGCGTGGTATGCAGGGTTGGGGAGTTGGTGCGTCACCTGAAATGATTGCTCCTAGTGGTGTAGTAAGTGGTATTAAAAATGCCGACGATAAAACTATTAACAATCTCATAAAAGGCCAAGCGCATCAAAATAAAGGCAAGAAACCAAAAGCTCATAGTCCACAAGAATTGGGACAGCGTGTATTGGGTCGTGAAATTAGTAAGCGCGGCCTACATGAAGACGGTATGGCTGGCGGTGCAGTTGCAACAGGTCCAACAAACACAACTTCTAGTGGTGCAGTTGCTGGTATGGGTCAACCTCCAGGCAGCAAATCTGGTGAGCCAGGTGTCGATCTACGCAAAAAGAAAAAGAACGATCCAAGAATGTTCAAAGAATTTAGACGCAAGGCACCAAAATAATAAGGATATGAAATGTTCGATATGTTTTCACCTGAGTATATCATAAACTATGCATTAGGTCTAATACCAACATGGGTACCATGGGCAATATCTGGTTTCGGATTTGCCCTTTTTGTTTTGGTTCATATATTCAACAAACTCATACCACTATTGTATAGATTCGTCATTACAGTAGTGTGTTTTGCAATCTTTGGCCTTGGTTTCTGGTTAGAAGGTCGTCAGAACATTCTGATTGAAGGCCAACATGAAGTTGAAAAGATTGTAGAGAAACAAGTTGTTATAACTAAAGTTGTTGTTCAAAAATTCAAAGAACAAGTGAAAAAAGATGAGGTAATTCATGATCAAATTATATCCCAAGTCAACACTAAAGACGATCACATGTGTGATGTTCCTGAGTCTTTTGTTCGGTTGCACGACAGCGCCGCAGAAAATTCCGTTCCCGGATCCACCACAGGAATTGATGGTGCCTCCTCCGGAATTGCACTCTCTGAAGTCGAAAAAACAATCATCGACAACTACTACACCTACCACATCGTCGCAGACCAACTAAAGGCTCTGCAAGAGTGGGTAACCAAAGAAAAGGAAGCCAATCCATGAAAAAGTTTTTAATTGTTGGTTCATTTGCACTGTTGACTGGTTGTTCCAGTATTATGGGCATTGTTGGTATGCAACCATTCGACAGTAATGAGTATGGTTATGCAAATAGTGTAAGAACACAGGCAGACACCATGACTTGCACCAAAGCAGAAACAGAATCACTGAATAATACTGCAATTGCATTCAAAAACTACACCCAATATATTCCATACAATGATAAAACCATTGCGATGGCATCCGATCTCCAAAAGTTAACTGATGAGTTAGCAAAAAGAGAAAATCCTACCTCTGCGTATTGCAAAATTAAACTAAATATTATTAGCAAGTCCGCAGAGGAAATTCAACGAGTTGTGGGGAGTAAACCAAGATGAGCGTACTACAAGATGTATTGGCTAATGCCGAAAATTACAAAAGTCTTTATGAATCTGGCCAAATTTCTGGCGAGGAATTCAAAGAACTAATTAACGACCTTCAAGTTGTAGGTCACATTCAACAAACTGCTGCTGAATTAGAAACAGACGAACAGGTTCGTGCAGTTCTAATGGGCATCGTTCAATTGGCAGGTTCACTATAATGGAACTAACAAAAGATCAGTTGAGACAATTACTACCAAAGAATCCATACTTAGATCATTGGTTCGGTGTAATGTCTCAGTTGTTTCCAGATTATGAAATCAACACACCAGAACGTATCGCTATGTTCTTGGCTCAGTGTCTTCACGAATCTAATAACCTCACCGCACTGAAAGAGAATCTGAACTACAAACC